TGCTGTAAAGACAGTAAGCGCTGACATTAAGCGCGAGCAGAACGCGATCATATTCACGCTCGGGAGCTCTATTATTCTTGATTCGCCGGTTGATACCGGCATGTTTAGGGCAAATTGGCGCTGGTCATACTCCCCGACGCATCAAATCGTCAGCGCTGAAGATAAGAGCGGAGCGGCAGCCATTAGTGACCTAACCCAGTTTCTGCAAGGATTCGAGGGCGGAGAGATGTGGATGCTTAACGGCCTTCCTTACGCCGTCGCCTTAGAGTTTGGTCACTCGCAGCAAGCCCCGCGGGGTTTCGTTCGCCGCAACGTTGCTCGCATCAGCCAGATCTCAAGTGGAGGTCGGAAGTGAATCACTATCTTGACTCAAGAGCGGCTCTACTGACGGCACTAAAAGCGGCTACTGGTAGCGAAAAGGTTATCATTGATGGCTCTTTCGACGATAAATCACCAAAGTTTTACACCTTTTCCTACCTTCCCGCCGGTGACGCAGTGGCGACGCTGGGCGATCATGGGCTTGATGAGTACGCGGGGTTAGCTCAGATCGACTGCTACTCCATGATCTCGCTTGGCTTCAAGGCTCATCTTGATATGCAGATGCTAGCCAGATCTGCCTACCGGCACGGAGAGGTTTTGAGCTATGGGGGGGTTGACGTCAGAGTGAGTGGGGCGTCGCTCTCTGCCGTGCCTGCCGATAACAAGCTCTATAGCCGCACATCAATCAGTGTCTATTTTCGCTATCGTATCGAGCGGTGATATTATGTCGCTCGCAAACCAATTAAAGGATCAATCATGGCAACCGGTGCTAATTCAACAATCTACTTTATCCCCGAGCTGATCGCGGGCGAGACCCCAGAAAACCCTGCCTTTCAGCCGCTTGGCTATAAATCAATCAGCATGAAGCGCTCTCAGCCCCCACTTGAATCCGAGCGGATGCGAGGGGATCGAATGGCCTCCCCATCCGTAAACGGGGTGGTTGAGGTTTCTGGCGAGATCTCCACCGAGCTAGTTTTCGGCGAGCAAGATCAGTTTATCGCCGCCGCATTGGGCGGTGATTGGGTGTCAAACAAAGTTCGAGTCGGAAAGCGCAATCAAACTTTTTCGATCTTGGAGAAGATGGATGGAGTGACGGGTAAGAAGTGGCGACTATATCGCGGTTGCGTAGTGAATACGTTGTCACTCTCGCAAGAGTCTGGCTCCATCATTCCTGCAAGTTACGGCTTTATCGGGATGGATGCCGCTTTTCTAGAAGATGCGCCAGATGGCTCCACCTTTCTACCCTCAACAACAGGGATCTCAATGACCAGTATGGTGGGCGCTCTAACTCTAGACGATGAGGAGCTCTCGACATGTACGGCGCTATCGCTTGACATTGATAACGGAGCCGAGGCTCGCCCAATCGTCGGTAGTTACTTCAGCCTCCCGATCGTTCAGCGCATCTGCAAAGTGTCCGGCGCGGCCACCCTTTACTATGACGACTCGGCGCTAGCGGAAAAGGCCCAGACCGAGGATCGAATTGCGCTGATGTTTGAGTACAAAGACGGCGTTGGTAATAAATACATCGTCGAAGCTACGCGAGTTAAACCTAGTGATGCGTGGCCATCGATTGTTGGCCCTGATGACATCATGATGGAGGTGGCTCTAACTTTTGATGTCGATGAGGCGCTTGGCACTAACGTAACAATCACCCGCATCCCAGCGGGGATTTAAGAGGCTATCATGGCAAGCTTTAAGGATTACAAGTTCAAAAAGACGGTTAAACTCCCGCTTTTTGCTGAAGAGTTTTTGCACATTCGGCAGATTTCAGCGTCGGAATTTACGCAAGCGGCCCACGGTTATCATCTAGAGCGCTTAGAATTAAAAGCCGCTGGAGCGCTGACGGACGAAGAAGACGCGCGGCTCAACTTGGCGATGGTGTGGGCCCTCGTTGACTCATGGTCTTTCGACGATGAGCTGACGCTAGAAAATTTTGTTGATTTCTTGCAGTCACCAGATCGATCTGGAATGGCGGCGCAGTGGGTGCAGGCGATCCATCGAACCGCTGACAATTCTGATTCATTCATCCAAAAAAAACCAAAGCCCTCCTCGACTGGCTCCGAGCTGAGTGGGGCCTCGACCGGAAAACCGGAGAAAAAAACGCGCAAACAAAAAGGGAAGCTCTAACCAAAGTTTGGCAGAAGACCGGCAAGAAGCCAAAGGCGCTAGAGACCGGAACGCCGCCGGATGAATTGATCTACATCATGGATCTTATGCGGCAGTTTGACGCGGGAGGGCGGATTGATTGGCAGCAGCTGGCAGCGTGGCAGGAAGTAACAGGGGTGAGGTTGGCCCCACTTGAGATCGACGTAATTCGAGCGATTGCAGAAGAAAGAGAAAAGGCCTCACAATGAGGCCTTTTGTTTGCTGGTTATTACTGTCGGCGCAAGATAGAGACGTAAAGGGGGCGCGCCCAAAAATCACCGCTTGGCGCTGGCTCTTTGCATGGCTCCATTTTGTCGCTGTCGCACTGACTTCCCTGCTCGACAGGTGCAACATTGAATCCGCTGCTTTTTGCTACTGCCTCAATCTCCGCCATCAAGCTAGCCGTCGCCTTCTTATACCACGCCACCATTTCGCTGTGATGCGCGATCAGATTTGCATAAGCCTTATGCTGTTCCATCAAGCTTCCAATTGATTTTTCTACTTTCTTGCCGTGGCACTTTGATTGCTTCATCATTACTTAACCTTCCTTTTACTTGCTTGTTGAACCAACGATCTTACTACACACGCGATTGACTCGCCTCGCCGTTCTGCCTCTAGTCTTAGCCACTTCATCTGATCATCTGTCAACATCTGCTTTGCAAGTGTCGCCACTGCTCATCCCCTTGTGTTTTTCGGAAGACTAGCAGCGGTAGAATTCGGCGTCAATATGACGTTGCTCTATCTAGCTGCTGAAGGTATATTTCATGCCACAATTATGTAGTTCGCAAGTGAGGTTGGGATGATTATTTTTGCGTGGATTGTTTTTTCTATCGTAGTTGCCGTGCTTGCTGATAATCGCGGCAGAAACTCATTTATATGGTTCTTCCTGTCGATCATTACATCCCCAGCAATCGCTGGCCTCCTGATCCTTTGCATGAGAAATATAAAGGCAGAGAAGGAGGCGGAGCGAAGGCATAAGGAGTTGCTGGAGGCCGCTAAGTTCGGCATCGAGCGAGAAGTAAGTAGCGCTGACTAGCGATACCAAAGTAAATAACAAGCCCCTTGATTGGGGCTTTTTTATGCCTGCATTTTTGAGTGATACAATGCCGTCTGATAACAGAGGGCCTCAAAATGGCAGCAGCAGAGCTAGAGATAAAAGTAACGTCACGCGACGTTCCGGTTGCTACCCAGCAACTAAAAGACCTAGAGGGGCAGGGCGGGAAAACCGGCGGCTCGATTGACAAGTTAAAGTCCGCAGCGGCGGCGGCTGGGGAGTCGATTAGATCAAAGCTTACCAGCTCGATCGAATCGCTAAGACCGAAAGTTGAAGCAGCAGCAAGCGCTGTCAGCTCAAAACTGACGGCGGCGATGGAGGGGCTAAAGACAGTCGCAAAGGGGGTTGCGATAGCCGTGGGCGCGGCCCTAGTTGCCGCTCTTGTCTCCGCCGTCAAGGCAAATATCCAGTTCGAAAAATCGCTATCATCACTAGCCGCCATTACCGGCGCAACCGGCGATCAGCTTGATTACTTTAAAGCGCAAGCGATGGACATCGGAGCAAAGACAAGCTTGTCGGCGTCTGAAGCGGCGGAAGCCTTTAAATTGATCGCGGCTGCAAAGCCCGATCTGCTTGAGTCATCGTCAGCGCTAAATGCCGTAACCAGATCGGCGGTTACGCTCGCGGAAGCCACTGGCATGACCCTACCTGACGCCGCGAAAGCGCTGGGTGGAGCGCTCAACCAATTTGGCGCGGGCGCTGAAGAGGCTGATCGCTTTATCAACGTGCTAGCTGCCTCCTCGACACTGGGGGCAGCAGAGGTTGTTGATGTTGCTGAGTCACTAAAGGCGGCGGGCGTATCTGCCGCTGGTGCCGGTGTGCCATTTGAAGAGCTTAACGCCTCAATCCAGACGCTTGCTAAAGTGGGCATTAAGGGTGCCGAGGCTGGTACGTCGATGCGAAACATCATCTTGATGCTAGAGACTAGCGCCGACAAAAAGTTAAAACCGTCAATAAACGGCCTTAATGGCGCGCTCAAAAATCTGGCGGATATGGGCGAAGACAGCACGCAAATGCTGAAGCGCTTCGGCCTACAAAACGTAAACTCTGCACAAGCACTGATAAACAATACGGGCGAGCTGGATAAGCTAACCGAGGCGATGACAGGCACCAATCTTGCTCACGAGCAAGCTAGCAAGCGGATGGACAACCTTGATGGCGATATGAAAAACCTGAGTTCGGCCGTCGAGTCACTCTCTCTAGTGATCGGCGAAATACTTAACCCAGCACTGAGAACCGTCACTCAATACCTCACTGACGCCGCGCGGGGCGTGACGGTATTTTTTGACTCGATGCGAGATGCCCCCAGCACGATCGAGGGGGCGACTGACAAGTTTCAAGGTCTGCAAGTCGAGATCTTTAAGCTATCCGCCGCCGCTGCCGAGCTCAGAGCAAATGGCACTGGATTATTTGGGCCCAACAAACTCGACATTAAAAAAGCCGAGGCGCTAGAGGCGCAGGTTGCACGGTTACGGATCGAGGCAGAAAAGGTCAGCGATCAAGTTGAAAAACTGAAGGGCGGGTCAGATTCGAACACGATAAAAAAAGAGAAGAAAGAGAAACCAATCGCGGAGGTGGTTGTTGAAGATAAAGCGCTGACGGACGCAGAAGCAAAGCGACTGGCTGATAAGATCCGGCGAGAGCGGGAGGCAGAAGAGCGCATTCTCGTATCAAAAAGAGCGGCGGCTGATAAGTGGCTCTATGACGTGCAGGCGTATCAGATGAGCGAGACGGAGCTAGTAGATCGATGGGAGCAAGAGCAGCTAGCAAAGCTGAGAGAGTATCAGGATGCTCGCCCTGAAGCCCTGCAAGAAACTGCCCAAGCGCTGATTGCGATCGAAGAAGAGAAGGCGAGAAAGCTGGGAGAGATCGAAGATAATCTAACCCAAAAACGATTAGAGGCGATCCGGCTTCGCGAGGACGCAGAGAAGCAATCAACTAGCAAGCTTAGAGAGATGCAAATGGGGCTAGCCTCTGACTCGCTAGCCGCCATATCGTCAGCAGCGGAAGAGGGATCATCGATGCAAAAAGCGGCCTTCTTGCTTAGCAAAGGCATGAGCGCCGCGCAAGCGATACAGCAGGGCGAGATCGCGGCGATGGGAGCTGTAGCTGCTTACACTACAGCGGCAGCAGCAGCAGGCCCAGCCGCGCCTGCAATGGTTGCAGCGGGAGAGGCAAAGGCTATGCAGATGCGAGCGATGGGTTATACATCTGCCGGTGTGATCATGGCTCAGGGCTTTGCTGGCGCATTCGACGGCGGCGGAAATATCGGCGCTGGAAAATTCGGCTTAGTAGCAGAGAGAGGGTCGGAGTTTGCCAACGGCGTGCTCATTCAAGGGCCCGCAAAGATCACGGGGCGCAAAGACACAGAGCGAAAAATAGAGGCGGCCGGCGGGGTGGGCGGTGGAGCAACAACCAACATTTACAACATCACGCAAAATATCAGCGGTAACGGCGACGACGCATTGGCTCAAGTTGTAGAGCAGGCAACGCAGAACGCGATAACCGAAGTCAAGCGGGACGCGGCAACAAACGGGCCGATCAGAAGGATGTTAGGCGTGTAAGAGCAGGGACTGACAGGCCCAAATTTTATTTATCTGGCGGCTGCTACAATGCGCAAAATAACCAAAAAGAGGCGTAAGTATGGAATATTTGGAGCTTCCGAGCTTTATAAAGCCAAATTCGATGAGCTTTAACCTGAATTCCAACACCAAGTCAAACCGTTCGCCGTGGACTGGAGCGGTTCAGACATCTGGATTTAGAGGATCTTATTGGTCTGTCGAGCTGAGTATAAGCAGTTTAACGGATTGGGAATCAAGGGCGCTGGAGGCGATTATCTATCAGCTTGATGGCATGGCGGGAAGGGTGAAGCTGTCAGATCTGGGCAGGCAGGGGACGCAACCGATGGGCTCCCCCGTGGTTTTTGGTGATGATCAATATGGGTCGCTGCTAAATACTCAGGGTTGGGCAGCTAGTCAGAAAGTGTTGGAGCGTGGCAGCTATCTAACCGTGGGTGATGAATTAAAATTCATTACGCAAGATGTTTGGAGTGACATAAACGGCAGGGCGACAATCAGAATCGCCCCCCAGCTCCGCCGCCCCCCGCAATCTGGCTCCCCGCTCGAAATAAGGAACCCATATGGAATATTTATGCTCGACTCTAATAACAGCGGCGTGGATCGCGGGCCCGCCTTTAAGAGCTCAATGAAGCTGAAATTTGCGGAGGCGATCATATGATTTACCACTCATATAGTCGTGAGATGATCGATGCCTTGATGCGTGAGCACGTCGATCAGTTTTTCGCTGTGAAAATAGAGCACTCAAAGGGGAATATTCTCACTCACAGCGGAATCAGTGAGATCGTGATCAACGGCGAGTTATACACCGGACTCGGAAACCTAGGATCAATCTCAAGCGCCGCTCAGGATGGCGGGACGGCCCCAAAAGACCTGAGTCTGTCTTTGTCACTGATGGACTCTTCTTTGCTAGCCACAGCACTTAACGAGCAAATAGTAAACTCACCAGTCGAGGTGATGATGGGGGTTTTTGATGGTGACGGAAGAGTGAAGGCGGTCAATGTTATGTTTGCTGGCTCGATAACGGCAGTTTCGGCGACCGTAGGTGACGAGAGCAAGGTCACTTACACTTGCTCTAGCGAGCTGTACGAG